GCCAGAGGTTATAAGAACTCTCTGGTGTGCTATCCGACTCTGTTGGGGGTCAAACCTCCACCAAGGGCCTAGGCGATAAGATCGCCGGACTCCAAAATAGGTTTTGACAATCCTATGGTTCGCATATCCGTTCTTCCTTAGAGCCCTGACTTGTCAGTCGGGGTTGCCCACCTTAAGAGAGAAAACTCTTAATGATGTTTTCCTTTACTACTTGTCAGTATCGAGTCACGAAAGTGACCAGAACCCAGGTTTAAACTCCTGGAGGTACTGAGAGAGGGTAAAGGATGCAAACTAATTGGAACTATGAGAAGCACAACGAGATCACGATATAATCGCCCTAGCTTATTTATCAGCTTTAAAATGCTGGATAGATGGCTTCGAGTGATAATCTGGGTCCTCAGTGTGTCGTCTCCGGGCGCTTACTACATTTTACTGCAGCGCGTTAAATCGCTGTGAACCTATTCCGGACCTTTATTTACAGTTTTGTATTTGAAGGAATCGGTACGGTTGATCCACAAGTTTGTAGCGGGCGTTCCGGTATACACCTCGCAAGGTGTATGCTTAGGGATTTCCGGGGGCCTACCTAAATTGATACCTGGTGAACTGCGGACTTTAATACGGTCTGCAGACCCGGTTACAATTAGGGCGGTCCTATCGGTCTTGTCCGTCTTCCGAATCATGAAAGTTCGTTCGACTCTAAAGCTTGAGACGATCGTCGCCCCCTTTTCGGGGGCATGCATGACGATGCCAGTCTGAGAGCTTAATAGAGTGTTGAAAATGTTACCGAGAAGGTTTCATTTAAAACCGTCGAGCTTTCTGGCTCTTAACTCAGCGGGACCTAACTATAATCCTTCTGTCCTCGGGCTATCTCTAGATGCATTTGCGTTCACTAAAGCTAGTGAACCTTGCAAGGCCTTTATGACCTATGCTAAGCTTTCGGCAAATGACGTTCTAGGTGATGCCCTTCAGGCAGAAATGGATAATGTTAGGAACCTCGAGTTGAAACCGGGAGTCTTACCTGTATTAGGTAAGCTCCATGAAAAGGTAGAAGCGGCGGGTAAAGTTCGTGTATTCGCCATCACTGATGGTTGAACACAGTCTTTACTTTCTGGTCTTCATGATGCTATCTTCGAGGTTCTAAAATTTATACCTCAAGATGGTACTTGGGACCAAGCCGCTCCTCTGAGACGTCTTCAAGACTCCCCGGAGGCTCGCTGGTCGTTTGATTTAACGGCGGCTACAGATCGTCTTCCGCTAGCTTTGCAAGTGCAGGTTTTAAGTTTGCTAACCAGTGATGAACTGGCGCAGGCTTGGGCCGACTTGTTAGTTACCAGGGACTGGTACCACAAAGGTGTGCCACTGCGTTATGCAGTTGGGCAACCGATGGGTGCTTTGTCTTCCTGGGCTATGCTGGCGTTGACTCATCATGTAGTGGTCCAGCTCTCTGCAAAGAGAGTTGGCCTGCCGGGATGATTTTCTCATTATGCG